AGATACGAGCAAGCAAGCATAGAAGCTTGGGGACTTGCAGTATATCACGCTGAACTTGCTCAGGAGACTTTAGAGAACATATCTCAGTTATATTGGCTAGCACAAAAGGTAATCCAGGAGAACCAAATGATGGCAGGGTTCTATCTAGCGTTAGGTGGTTACGGTGAAGACAAAGCAGCTTATAAAGAACTTGGGCTAACATATGAATCTGATAAGATGGTAGCAGAACAAGAGTTAAATATACTTGATGAAGATTACTATATAGAAGATGACGAAGATGAAGACGATGAGGAGTACTAATGGTAGAGTTACCTAGAGACCCTGATACGCTAGCTCGTGTTAAGAAAGTTTTAGAAGATAGAGCGTTTGCTAAGAGATGGCGTTGTGATATTGACAACTGTGATGGGGAACCACACGAGGGTCGCCCTGTTCGCCACGCTAGAACCGCTCAAACACCACCTTGGAAAGACAATATGAATCAAGATGGTATTATTCGTAAATGGTACCTTAGAGGCGGTAGAGGATCTGGTAAGACTTGGGCTGGTTCTCACGCTCTTGCAGAGATAATCTTATGGCACGGCGGTACAGATAGTAATGGTGACCAAAGACAGTATGGTATAGTAGGACCTGACTTCAGGCACACCCTGGAAACCTGTATGGAAGGACCTTCTGGTCTTATCGCTGCACTAGGTGGAGAATCAGGTGGCTATATTAGAAACTTTAACCGTGCAACAGGAGACCTACACTTAGAGAACGGTGCTATTGTTTATGTATCGGGAGCTGACTCATTCGGTCGTCGTATTGAGGGTAAGAACTTGACATCAGTATGGGCTGATGAGGTTGGTCTATGGTCGCTTAGAAGATGGCAAAGAACTTGGGAGCAAGCTATTCAGTTCGCTGTTCGTAAGAAGCCTTCTCTTTATATTATGACTGGAACACCTAAACAGGGACATCCTTTAGTACAAAGATTGGTTGCTGACCCTACTGTTAAGACTGTTGTTATGTCTACCAAGGATAACAAGGCTCTTGACCCAGAGCAGTTAGCACAATGGGAAGCTGCTTATGCTGGTACTCGTCTAGGTAGGCAAGAGCTAGAGGGAGAGGTTCTTATGGATACCCCTGGTGCCCTATGGAGTATCGCACAAATAGAATCAAGTAGACTTGAGGTATCTCCCGAAGATCTTGTTAGAATCTTCATCGGTTGGGACCCTGCTGTTACATCTGGAGAGAACTCTGACGAACACGGTATTATTGTTGCTGGACAAATAGCGGGAGACCCTGCTCGCTTCTGTGTATTGGAAGACGGTTCGGGTAGATATTCTCCTATGGAAGCTGTTCGTAAGGTTACTGACTTGTTTGAGAAGTGGGGTGCTGATAAAGTTATCGCTGAAACTAACAATGGTGGCGATATGATTGGTGCCTTATTGCGAACGGGTGAAGTAATAATACCTTATGATAAAGTAACTGCTACTAGGGGAAAACGCTTGCGTGCAGAACCTATTGCTTCTTTATCTGAACAAGGAAGACTTCATATGATTGGAGCTCATCCTAAACTGGAAGAACAGATGACCACCTGGTCCCCTGAACAACCTGGTTCCCCAGACAGGCTAGACGCTATGGTTTGGGCAATAACTGCATTACAAGAAAAGAGTGCCACATCACGCGGGTATGTTGGCAAACATCGTATCTCTGTTAGGAGTAAATAATGGGTCTATGGGACCGTATCACAGGATCTTTTGATAAGCGTAGCACTGAAATCGTAGGACCTCAGGGCGAAATGCTTAATAAAAATGAGTATAAAGGATTATGGGCGTCTGCTATTGGTGCAAACTCAGCAGCTGCTTCAGAACTAAACAAAATAAAGCCACACGCTGATGAGGCAACTAACCTATCAGCAGTAGCAGCAAGATCTATTGACATTATCGTTGATACTCTATCTGCATTAGACTTACAGGTTACTACCTCTACTGGTGAACCAGTGGATGACCATTTCTTAGAACAACTATTTAACCACACTCCAAACCCTTCTGAGTCTGCTAGACTATTTAAGAAGTCAATGTGGTATCGTATCTACAATCAAGGTGAAGCGATAATCGTACTTGACCGTGGTCCTTCTCGTGTAGATACTCCTAAGACTGCACACTTACACTACGGTAAAACCCGTGTTAGACTATCTAAGCCTACTCCTCAGGCTCCTCAGGGCGATATCATCGCTTTTGAGATAGAGGTAGATAAGAAGTGGTATGTTCTATCTCCTAGCGAAGTATTATGGCTAAGAGAGCCACAGCCAGGCAACCCTTGGAAATCCCGTGCACCAATGGAAGCCGCATTAGAGTCAATCGGACTATCTCGTGCCGCTAAAGGCTGGCAAGCAGGTCAACTACTAAACGGTGCAAATCCTAACGGTATCGTTTACCTAGGAGACCCAGAGAACGATGACGCTTACTTCTTAGCCCGTGAAGAAGTAGAAGCTGCACTAACAGGACCAAGCTCAGCAGGTCGTATTGCTACATTTGCTGGACCTGTAAAGCCTGAATACATCAAGGTAGGATTCAACGCCCAAGAGGTAGCTTACCTTGACACTCTTAAAGTATCAGATGAGCAGATTGTACAGGCTCTAGGTGTACCAAGAGACTTAGTATTCGGCGGTAGCACTTATGAGAACCAGGAGCAAGCTCTTAAGGTTCTATGGGAGCACACACTACTTCCTAAGCTTGCTATTATTGCTAGCGAGATTAACAGACAGATTCTTTCTGACACTGATTTGTTTGCTACCTTTGATACTTCATCAGTTACTGCATTACAGCAGAACCTAGATGCTATTGCTTCCCGTATTACTAGCGTTATTGACAAAGACATCATCACTATCAACGAAGCCCGTGCTGCATTAGGTTATGACCCACTAAGTGAAGGTGGAGATGTTACCCTATCGGCTTACAAGGTATCCCTTGGGCTACCAGTGCCAGGAGTAAATGCTGCTCTTCCAGAAGCTCGTACCATTGAGGTTGATGACTCAAAAAAAGCATTTAGGAACATCGTAGAAACACCTGCAAAGCGTGTATATGATGTTCCTCAGTATATCCAAGATAATGCTGCTCGTGGTTTAAGATACTATGAGGAAGGCTTAGCAGGAGACGGTGTAACAGACCAGACTGTAGCGGAAGCTAGAGAAATGGCTGGCGGTTTTGTTAGCGAAGATAAGATTAAAAGAATAGGTCCTTGGATTGCTCGTCACTTAGTAGATCTTGACGCTCCAAAGAACAATGACCCAGAAGATGCAGAGTATCCAGGTCCAGGTCTTGTAGCTCACTTGCTATGGGGTTCAGGTCCAGACAAAACTACTGCTAATCGTGTTCGTCGTTGGGCTGAAAGAGAAGCAGCTAAGCTAGAAGATGCAGAAGATAGAACACACACTCGTGGTTTAGAGCCAGAAGATGTAGAGCGTAAGCTTGACAGTTTGGAAACCCAGGCTATCCGTGTTATTCGTCGTATGGCAGAAGCTATGCGTAGAGACGCTGAGAAGCGTTTACAGCGTGTAGGAGTTAGAGAGACAACATTCCCTGCTGATGCTAACTTAGTATTTAATGCTGCGGCTTGGACTGAGAGAGCATATGAGTATCTACTACCTGTTATCGCAAGAGCACTAGAAGAAGGCTTTGAAGCTACCGCTAATGCTCTAGGTGTAAGCTTAAACTTTGATGAGTACATTACAGTATCATCTGACGCTAGAACCAAGGTATTGGTTGACCAGGTTAACACAACTACCGCTAAGGTATTACAAGACCGTTTAACTGCTGCTGCTATCGCTGACAGAATCTCTGTTGACGAATATAAGAAAGCACTTAAGTCAACCTTTGATGATTTAACTTCTTGGCGTGCTGAGACTATTGCTAGAACTGAAATGATTGGTTCTTTTAATGGTGCTAGCCGTCAAGCTGCCGTAGATAGCGGTGTTCCAGTTTCTAGGGAATGGCTTGCTACTCGTGGACCTAGAACACGCCCCTCTCATATCGCTATTGATGGATATAAGACATTAGGAATGAATGACCCTTACCCAAATGGTTTAATGTATCCAGGCGACCCGTCTGGTGCCGCTAAAGAGACAGTAAACTGTCGCTGTGTTGAACTATTTATAACTGATTACTCCCAGGAAGGAAATATATAATATGACAAACAAATGGATTGCAGAAACTCGTGCTGTTGAGCTAAGAGCTATTGTAGGACTAGAGAACTCTTTTGAGGGACTAGCTTGCCGCTATGGTGTAGAAGACTCTTATGGTACCACTTTCGTTTCAGGTTGCTTCACTCGTGGAGGACTAGATAAGGGTAGTTACTCACTACTATGGATGCACGACCCAAACCGCCCAGTTGGTACCTTTACAGCTGTTGAGCGTGCTGATGGTCTATACATCGTAGGTAAATGGGATGACACTGCTGCTGGTAGAGATGCCCGTATGGCAGCTATGTCTGGTTCAGCTGGTGACCTATCAGTTGGATTTACTTGGTACCAAGAACCAGGTCAAGATGAAGATTTGATTACTATCGCTAGACTACAAGAAGTTTCACAGGTTACTTCTCGCTTTGGTGCTGTCCCTGGTAGCGTGCTTACAGCCGTCAGGAACGCCGTAGAAGCCCTGGAAGACCGTTGGACTACCGAATACCCTAACAAAGAAGAAGCTGCCGTTACAAAGGATATTGAGCAGGGGACTCCAGAAGCAGAACAAGAAGAAGTTCAGGCTCCTGAGTTAGAGGAAACTGTTGAGGAAGTATTAGAAGAGACCGTAGAAGAAAGAGCAGAGCTAGGCGAACTAGCAGAAGGCGACTTCGTTTCTTTCGTATCTGAAGACGGTATAGAATACGGTCGTGTAGAATACATTATGACTGAGGGAACTTTTGGAGTAGAGGGAGACGCATTGTCTTTCCCAGCTTCTGAGGAGAACCCATTTGCTCTAATCCGTCTTTATGATAAAGAAGATGGGAAGTATGAGCCTACTACCACTTTTGTTGGTAAGAGCTTTGCAGAGCTAACTAAGATTGAACTTGTTGGAGATGTTACAGACGAAGAAACACCTCGTGAAGATAACAACGACGACAGAGCAAGCCGTATGGTATTGCTAGCCCGTTACATTCAAACATTGTTCTAAAAGATGTCTGGGGACTCTGTTGAGGGGTCGCTGGGTCCCCAGGCTTTCCAAAAAAGAATCAGACTCCAAGTATAAGGAAAATATTATGAGCACAAAGAACATCATTGATGTTATTACAGAAAAAGCAAGATTCTGGTTCCCACCTATCGTAGCATCTTGGACTCTATGGTTCTTAGGTATCTTTGCTACCTTCCTACTATCAGCAGCTAAGACTAACTTAGATAACGGTATCATTCCTCCACTAACATTTGGAGACGCTGTAAACGCACTATGGGCAGCCATTGGTGCAGGTATCGCTGTTGCTATCCAGTATCTAGACAAGAAGTACACTCGTTACGGTGTAAATGCTTCTAACGCAGATGACATTGAGATGCCAACAGTAACAGAGGCTCCAGAGTTTAAACAGGACTAATCATGACTAACGAACTTACTCAGATAGTGCTTTCTGTTGCCGCTTTTATTACTGCCATTGGTGTTATCGCTATGGCTGCTAATAAGATTTATGGATTCGCTCGCCGTATTGAAAAGGCTATTGGCGAAGACAGTAAAGGCAGAAGCATATCTGACAGGCTCGCCAAAGTGGAGCACCAGGTATTCCCTAACGGTGGAGGGAGCTTATCCGACCAGATAAGCGATTTATCTACTGCCGTAACAACATTAGTAGCTAAGACTGAAACCATAGAGAATATGATGACAGGCATAACTGCTAACGCTATCAGTAATAATAATAAAAGATCTAGCCGCAGTCCTAGAGAAACAGCAAAAAGCACGACTGTAAAAAACCCAACTACTACTAAAAAATAAGGAAGGTTCCAGACATGGACATTCGTACACTACAGGCAGAAGCTGCAAACCTTGCAGCTATCGCTGAAAAAGGTGACCTAACCGAAGAGCAGAGCGTTCGCTTTGACGAGGTTATCAGCACCATTGAAAACAGAAAAGCACAGGCTGAGAAAGCTGCTCGTGCGATTTCACTAGTCAAAGACACTGAGGTTGTAGAGACCGTTGCTGTTGAGACTGCAGGCACCATCGGACAGACCTATGTTCGTTCAGGTAAGGCTGGTTCTCGTGACCGTGTCTCTGCTAACATGGAAATCCGTGCTACCCTAACTGGAGACATCGTTGTTAACCCAACTCTTGACAATGTTGCTACCCCATCATTCAAGGCACCACTAACAAGCATCGTTTCAGTAACCCCAGTAACCACTGGTGACGTTACCGTTGTAACTGCTACTCCTACCTACGGCGACACAATCTTCACCGCAGAAGGAACCAACAAGGAAGAAGTTGAACTAACTTACACTTCTGAGGTTAAGGCACTTGGAACAATGACTGGTTTCATCAAGGCAAGCCGCCAGGCACTATCTGACTCAGCTCAGCTAGCTTCTGACATTGACCGTGAGCTAACCCAGAACCTAGTACGCAAGATCGAGAACCACATTGCTGGTACTCTATCAACAGCTACTTTCTCTGAGGTTGAGTCTGACGACATCCTTTCTGCAGCTTCTGTTGCAAAGGCTATCGTTGACAGCGGTCTATACACTGCTAACACCATCGTTCTAAACCCTATTGACAAGAGCAACATTGATGTTTCTGTTCTAGGTCTAGGCGGAACTTCTCCAATCGTAAACAACACTGTTTGGGGACTAAACATCGTTACCTCTGCTGCTGTTACTCAGGGAACCGCTTATGTTGGTGACTTCGCAGCTGCTGTTAAGTTCTACACCAAGAATGGCGTAGAGGTTTACACAACTGACGCTGATGGAACCGACTTCATCAAGAACATCGTTACCGTTCTTGCAGAAGCTCGTGGAATCGCTGCTGTTGTAGCACCTGCTGCAATCGTAAAGATTGTTCCTGCAGTAGCTAGCTAATCGCTTTCTAACTAGGAACAAGAACCACTCGGAGGGTGGGGAACCTTGGGACTCCCTTGGGTCCCCACCCTCTATTTTTAGAACACAGACTTAATAAGGAGCCTAAGATGGCATATTGCACAGAAGACGATGTAGAACTATACATCAACATAAACCAAGTACCAGATATTGAAGAAGTTATCACTGCTGCTATGAACACAGTAGATACTTTTACTAAAGATATCTTTGAGTCAAGAGAGCTAACTGTTTATACTGAGGTTAATCGTTCTAATGTTGCTGAGCTTCCTTATGCAACACAGAGCATTGACAATATAGTAGCAGTACCATCACAAATAGAGATACCAGAGAACCTATGGGACTTTGAAGACGGTACAATAGCTCGCTTAAGGTTTTATACCATCGCTCCTTACAGCTTCCTTATAGTAGGAGCTGAACCTTATTCAGACCGCTATAAGCACGAACTTAGATTAAATGTAACTGGAACATTCGGTTACCCAACAACACCATTTCAGATTAGAACTGCTACCGCACTACTTGCAGCTTACTACATTAGCCTAGCAGGATTTGGTGAACTAAAAGACGCAGCAACTAAACTTATTGGAACTTCTCCAGATATACAGTCATTAGAGGTAGAAGGATACAGAGTATCATATCGCCCTACTACTCAAGCAGCAGTAACTGATAGTACTGGTCTAGTAGCCATTGACCGCCTATTAACACCTTTCAAGAGAACCAAACGAACAAAGGCAAACTAATGTTATTTGCAGGACCCAGTCTGGAATCCCACGCAATCAGTGTTTACCGTAAGGAAAATGAGATTGACGAAGAGGGTATGCCTTCACAAGTCTTTGAGCTCGTAGAAGAGTTTAGAGGCGGTTTTGGTAGCGTTGCAACATCTAGAGAACTATATGTTGGTACTCCTTCACAGAGAGTAGATGCCGCTATCTCTACCTTCACAAATACACAAGCACAAATCGGCGACAAGATAAATGTCAACGGTAGAGACTGGAAGTGTGTAGGAGTATCTACTACTGGACCTACTATCCGCATTTTTCTAGTTACTTGGGGACTTAATGTTGCAAGTACCAATAACGGAGGCGAAAGCTAATGGATATTGACACCAGTGCATTTGAGAGAACAGCAAAAGCTTACCTTAAAACAGTAGAAGACCAGCTTTACAAAGATTTAGTTGGAGCAGGTCAAGAGATTCGTAACGAATCAGTCAGGGCTACCCCTGTTGACACTGGTGCCCTAAGAGCAGGATGGCAAGTAAGACAGAGTAGAACTCAGTATACAGCCGAAGTAGAGATATTTAACAAAGTACCTTATGCTGGTTATGTAGAATACGGCACAAGATACCAAAGATCTCAGCCTATGTTAAGACCAGCAGTCAATAAGATTCTACCTAGACTTATTGCTAAGATAAGGAGATATGGAAAATAATGACAGCAACGCTAGCAGGCTCTATAAGGGCTCGTATTTTAGAAGTTATACCAGAACTCCAAGTATATCGTAATGAGGCTCCTACGGGCGTCTCAGAGCCTCTCGTGGTCATATCTGACCCATTCTCCACAGTAAGTGAAGACCTAGGCAGCGATGTAGTTCTAAATGAAGAACTACAGTTAGATATCTATCTACCTTATGGTAGCATTTCTAACTTGGCTGACCAGATTCACGCTACACTACACAGGGCTACCATTGATTACAATGAGTCCCAGGTTTATCGTTGCTCCGTAAGTGATAGAGTATATAATATCGCTGGCGAAGGTAACGATGATGGCATATATCGTATTACAATGACTGTTGTAATCCGTAGAATGCTAACGCTATAAGTAATAATAATAAATAACCGACCCACAAAACCTAGGAAAGGTCTCAAATATGTCTGATTTAACAACACATGTATTCGGTGCACAACACGCCGAAATCGCTGAGCTACTGACTGATGACGCTGAAACTGGTCCAACATATGGAACACCTTTTGATGTCCCAGGACTAAAGAGCATCTCAGTATCTCCATCCTCAAATAGCGTAGAGCTAAGAGGAGACAACCAACTTCTTGCCAAGGAGACCGTTCTACAGACCGTAGAAATCACCCTTGAGTTCGCTAAGTGGGATGCTCGTATCTATGCACTACTAACTGGTTCTACTATTGTAGAAGATGTAGAAACTGGTACTTACTCAGTACTATACAACACTTCTTCTACTCCAGCAATGTTTAGCCTAATGGCTGACTCAGCTGGTGCTACATCTGGTGCAACAGTCTCTATCTTCTTCCCGAAGCTACAGATTACCAACCTACCTGACATGATCGGTCTAGCTGAAGAAGACTTCAAGACTGTAACTGTTACCTGTGAAGCAATCCCTACCGCTGGTGGCGACTGGATGAGCTTCTCATATTCACCTGCTGGACTAGAGTCCTAAGCAACAACTCCCCGACCCCATTATATAACTTATAGGAGAAACAAATGAGCACAGATAACTTATCATCACAAGTCCAGGCACCTGGTCGCAAGATAACACTAGCAAATAGCAACGAGATAACCATTAGATATGGTATGTCTGCTTTGGTAGAGTTAGAAAGAGAACACGGGTCTATTGGTGCACTAGTTAAGGTCCTGGAAAACGCTGAGACCAGCCAAGTATTCAGTGCTCTATCGCACGCACTATGGGCTGGTAGTTCAAGGAAGCTTCCTTTGGTTGCATTCATTGACCTACTAGACCCTAGGCGTGTCGGTGAATACTCACAAGCATTTGGTGAAGCACTATCAGAAGCAACTGGTAGCGGTGATAGCCAGGGGGAAGCACAAGCCGTCGGGGAGACGGCGACGAGCTAGTTCCTTGGGACGAGTGGTATTACATTGCCACCGTGGTTTTCGGGCGAACCGAAAAACAGTTCTGGAAGATGACCCCCGCACAACTGGGCATCCTATCAAATACACACGCTAAGGTTAATAACCCTGATGGGCACAAATCTAACGGTATGAGTAATAATAATAAGGGATCTCGTAGACTAAATCGTCTAGACCCTGATGATGTTAGAACTCCAGCTGTTCTTGCTGGATTAGCATCTATGAAACTACCAAGAAAGCGATAGGAGTGCACAATGGCTAATGAGATAGCACCTATTAGTGTAAAGTTTACAGTTGACACCACAGGGTTAAAGAAAGCAGAATCTGCTATATCACAATCTGGCGAACAGATTAAAGGTAAGTTTTCTGGCATCGGTAAAGGTGCAGGACTAGCCCTAGCAGCTGGTATAACAGCAGCAGCAGTAGGTATTGGTAAGACAGTAATATCTGCTATTAAGACATCTATTGATGCTGCCAGCAATCTTGAAGAAAGTATTAGCAAGACTTCTGCCGTATTCGGAGATGAAGCACTACCAGCTCTGGAAGACTGGGCAGCAGGGGCTTCCACAGCATTTGGGCAATCAAAACAGCAAGCCTTAGAAGCAGCGGGTTCTTATGGTAACCTATTACAAGCATTTGGTTTAACTCGCGAACAAGCACAGGGCATGTCTGTTGATATGGTAGAGCTCGCTTCTGACCTAGCATCTTTTAACAACACTTCTGTTGATGATGCATTAAATGCTATTCGTTCAGGACTATCAGGAGAGACTGAGCCTCTAAAGAGATTCGGTGTAGCTTTAAGCGAAGTAAGACTTAAAGAAACAGCAGAAGAAATGGGACTTGTTGCCAAGGGTACCAAGGGTCCCCTATCGGTAGCCATTAAATCACAAGCAGCTTATGCTCTTATCCTAAAAGACACTAGCCTAGCACAAGGTGACTTCGCTAGAACATCTGACGGTCTTGCTAACTCACAAAGAACCCTAGAATCAGAACTAGCAAATGTTAAGACAGAGATTGGTGTAGCATTTATTCCTATTATGAAAGAGCTAGTAATAGCATTTAGAGATGCACTACCTGAGATTAAAGAGAAGCTAGTCCCAGCATTAGGTGAGATGGCAGATAAGTTTAAGGCTGATATATTACCTGCTCTTATAACACTTATTCCAGCTATTACAGGATTATTTATTCTACTAGCTGAGAACATTGACACAGTTGTTACCTTAGTAACCACATTAGGAACACTAACAGCTATTATTAAGACTTTTACAGTGCTACAAGCAGGACTAAACCTAGTACTATATGGTAACCCTATTCTATTAGTGGTAGCAGCTGTAGCACTTTTGGTTGCAGGTATTGTTTACCTGGCTACCCAGACCACCTTCTTCCAAGACACTTGGCAGAAACTAGCTGAGGCTTTCAGTTATGTTAAAACTGTAATCGCTGACACATTTGAGAATGCTAAAGCAACTATCTCTGGCTTCTTTGACACTATCTTCGGATTCCTAAACGGTCTAGGAGACCAGCTATACAGTTTTGGTAAGACAGCGTGGGAAATGTTCGTACAGGGAGCCCTGGATGCCCTTCTAACTCTACCAAGCCTAGTTGCTGACGTCGTAGGGTCTATACCTGGCTTAGAATGGCTAGGAGACGGTATTAACAGCGGTATAGGAGCAGTTAGAGACACAGTATCAGCAGCTACAGGTACAACTAACCGTGGACAGACTAACCAGCCTGCAAGAGGACAAATAGTTAACAACTATAATGTTCAGGCAAGAGGATTAACAGTATCTGAAGTAGCAAGAGATGCTAAGCGTAGAAGCAACTTAATGTCACCAGTACTCGGAGGAGCATAAAATGTCAAGACAGATTACAATAACTAGAACTGAACTTAGCCTAGATGATTTAGACCTAAACGACCCTACAAACGGTTATTTTGTGTCAGATGACTGGAGACCAGGCGGAGTAACTTGGGAGCGTTATGAGGCGTCTACAAGCCCGTTCGCACACGGTTCTACCATCGTTGCACAACGCAAAGTCAACCAAGATGAGATATTCACAGTTTATATTAACGCACTAGACCCAGAAGACTATCAAGATCTTTTAGATGCACTAAGAGAAGCACTATCACAGTTTAGATATTTTCTAACAATAAACTGGGATGGTAAAATCGTAACCTATGAAGCAGTAGGTGCGGGAGACATCGTAGCAGAGGGAGACAGGGTTGACCCTATCCTTCACAGAGCTGGATGGCACCCATTCACAATAACAATCCCAAGAAGACCAGAATAAGGAGACCCTAGAAAATGTTTTCAAATGCAGTAGTAAATACTATGTTAGACGGAGTAGTAACAACCTATGGCGATATGAGCATAGGACTAACTACAACAATGCCGTACCTATCAAGCGGTTCAATCGTTGGTGTAACAGAGCCATCAGGTGGAGGCTATGCAAGAGCATCACTACCTGTAGCGTCTTGGGGACCAGCGGTCAACAGGGCGAAACCAACAGATACCGCAGTTACATTTCCAGGACCTACTGGTACTTGGGGCTTTATAGTAGCAATCGTAGTATATGACACTAGCAGCGGATTACCAATATTTTATGGACCACTATCTTCAGGTGTAAGTATTGATGTATCAGTAGATGCTCCAAGAATCGTAGCAGGTGCTATTAGCTTAGCATTACCTGCCGTAGAATAGAGAGGCTATAACTAATGTCTAAATGGATAGCAGCAGGTAGAACTATAGCTGGTGGTATTACTACACCAACAATAGTTCAGACAACTGACGGTATTAACTGGACCACTGTAACAACATCTGGATTACCTTTAAGAGGACAAGTTGATGCCGTACATTTTGGCGATGACTTATTTTTAGCTACCATAAGCGGAGCTACTATTTCTACCGAAAATGGTATATATAAATCAGCAGATGGAATAACTTGGGTACAAGTAAACACATCTCAAGGAACAGTAGAGTTTGCTTGGGGTGAAGATATTTGGGCAAGAATACAACAGAGTAATGCTTCTATATCTTTTAATGATGGTACTACTTGGACTACTGCTCCTTTTACTTTGACAAATGCAAATAGGATTGCATATGGGTCTGGTAGATTCTTAGTATTTGCTAGGTCAAGCGGTAGTACTATTGCACTTCGTAGATATACAATAGGTACAGGTTGGGACCTTGTAAATATATCAGGACCAAGAGGTGGAAACTTTTCGGTAACAGGTTTAGAATATAACAATAATCGTTGGGTAGGAATAATAACATATTCAACTGGTCCAGCGTCTGTATATTCTATGCAATCCTTAGATAATGGTAATACTTGGACTTTTAATATAATATCTACTGCAACCGCTTCAGGTGGACTTGCTTATGGTAAAACACCAGGTGGACCTAGAGTATGGGTGACTGGTGTAGCGGTTGGTGCAACTATTTTTACTGCATATTCTACAGATTTAGTCACTTGGACTTTAGGAACTAATCCTTTTCCTACTCAAGTTATTGGTGCTGTAAACTATGCGAACAGTGTATTCTTTGTATCTCAGTCTACCGTAACAGGACAGTTAGCTCGTTCTTCTTCTAATCCTCCTTCTTTTAGCCTTGTTGCTGGTTCTCCTTTAATGACAACAATATTTGGTCTATCAGATACTTTCCCTAGAGAAGATGACCCTTTTACTGATATTGAAGCATTGGGTAACAATGGGCACACGGTATACCAGCCGTCTTACATTTATGCTAGCCTACTATATAGAGGTCCATTAGTAAATGCTGAAAATGCTCTAACCTTATATACAGTACAAAAGGATTACAGATATGATAGTGCAACAGAACTAGTTCCTGTATCACCTAAGGTATCAGATGATGGACTACCTTTCTACACTGATGTATATCCAGTAGGTGGAGACCCTGAAGATGATGAGTTTAGTACTAGACCAGGACAGGTACCTTATCACTCTGAAACTATATCACCTTGGGGTAAGATAGGTATTCTTATAAATAACGAAGATGTTACCTTCTTCCGTGATGCTCCTACTATTATTGAAAGCATAAGCTGGCAGACATTTGGTAACTTTGAGACTTTGTCGCTATACTTCCCTCACATTACTGTTTATGACAAGCTTGGACTTGCTACACCTACTACAAGCTCTGGAACAGGCGGAGGAGTAATCGCTTCATCTATTCCTTGGCTAAACGATAGTAACAATGTTGAGATTAGAAGACTAAAACCAGATAACACAGAAGAAACCCTATGGATAGGTTCTATAAATGGTTTAGAACTAGATCCTAGCGGTTATGGTGTTAGACTAACTTGCTCTGGATTACTATATGATACTAATCATCAACTTATACCTGGAGCATTTAGAGAAGTTGAGTTCGTAGCTCCTGAAGATGTTGGTATTATTACTGCTAATACTCTAAATAGCCTATCTGGTAGATGGACTTATGCTGAGCCTGCAACAGTTGGAGTAGAGACTATTAAGATTGGTAACTGGGATAACGCATTGGATTTCCTGAGAGCCTTGAATACCTTTGGTACACCTAAGCTATGGTTTGATACTAATGCTACTCCTTTCGTAACTGGTAGACCAGATATGAATGAGTTTGATCTAGTTGCAGGACAAGAAGGTGTAGAGTTAAACCTTGCTTATGACTCTAACGCTATTCCTACACACATTTATGGTACAGGTACTATACCTTCTGGTGCAGCTTGGAGAAATGTTATCTACCCTAGAATGACTGGTGATGATGCACAATACAGATGGCCTTTTGACGATGTAAACGCTACTCTAAGTAAGGGTATGAGAAATAGAGATACTATTAACAACAATGGTCTTACTGCTCTTGGATTTATGCTTCAAGATAAAGCTTTAATATCTCCTTTTGCTCCGCCTCTAACAAGATTTAGCAACAGCGTACAGGGATTCGTAGAACAACTACAAGAGATTTACGAGCAAGAAGTTACAGGCGATGTTGACATTGAGCTATGGAACAACTTAGTTAGTGATACTCGTGGAGTAGGTAACTCTGTAGGTAATGCTTATATAGCTCCATTGTATGTTTCTCCGCTTGTAGACCCTACCAGCCCTTCTTATGACCCAAATGTTAAGAAGGTAGAACAGTTCATTGACTTCGGTGGAGATATCACTCTAGAAGAAGGTATAGCTGTAGCTGAGTCTATCGTTCTAAGAGATTTGATTAGGGTTAACACTGGAGAACCAGCGGTATACCGCCCACGCAAGAGCGTAACTGGTAATATTACTCTTACTGTATGTCCTGCTACCATATCTCGTTGGGATATAAAACCAGGCGATAGAGTTAAAGTCTGGACGCACTTATTTGCTCCTATCCCGAAAGATACACACAATACTGTTGAAGGCTTTACACAAGAAGCTGGAGAATGGGGTGGCTCTGTTGTACTATATGTATCTAGAGTAGACTGGTCTTTCAATGGAACTCCAACTGTTACCTTAGAAGTATCATCTCGTGACTTAGAATACAGTGAGCTAGAAGCAGCTAAGAATAGAACAAGAGTATCTAATGCTCAGGCTAGCGAGATTACAAGAATCAAGAAAGCTATTACTAAACCTAATAACTAATAACTGTAATGTTTATGTAATGTGTTACATTTTATTACATAGTATTACACCGACTGCTGAAAACCCGTATGTCGGTTAACCGTGCGTCGGTTATCTGGGTGCTATAAGAACACCCAAGAAGAAAGAACATAAGAAAATAGCTGGGTTGGTTTTAATAGGTTAAGTTGATCTATGGTTGAGTTATACGCCGACTAATCGGCGGACTCTCCAAAAACAATATTCAATGAAGATAAAAACAATCACTTTATCTGTTATAACTCTTCTTCTAAACCAGCCAATCTGATATCATATCGTTAGAGATATAATAGTTAAAATAAATCTAAAAGTTTTTTCCTTGAAATATAAAAACACGCCGATATATATACTATGAAACAGAGAGTGGCAGCTCTCCTTAAGAAAGAAGAGAAATAAATGAGTTTAGAACGAAACGCAGGATATGCAAAGGGTAAGCCTAAAGAGGCTATATCTATTGCACGATTTACCGACTTCTTATCTAAGAAGATTACCACTGACTTTAATATTGTCACAGACAAAGAAACTCAGTGGCAGTTCGGAGATATCAAACTGGGCAATGAAAAGTTTATTGAAGTAAAAGGTCAAGGTATCAACCCTAACAAGTATGGAGGTAAGAACTTCATAGAACTTGGAGAGATGACCTTTAATGAAAAGCACTCTGGTGGCTTTAACCGATTAAAGGATATCCTTGGTATTCCAGATTTGGAGAACCAGGTTGTCAGCGACCGTAATAAGAATGTTGATAGACCTTTCGGCAGCCCAGAGATGTTTAATGTTGGTCTAACACCTGCATCAAACGATACAATGTATGCTTATGTCAATAATAAGCACGATAACGCAGATGAGGTTTATATCTACCTGTACTCAGCTAAGAACTTGCTATCTCTAGTTAGAAACGCTATACTATCAGATACTAAGGTAACACTGGGTGCAGGTGGAGCTAACAATGTAACCTTCGGTATTACAATCCCTGTTGCTAAAGCAGTATGGAGACGCACCAATGGCGAATGGACTTTTGTAGGGAGTGGAAATGAGCAAGAAATCATCAAAGCCATCTCCTAAGCTTACACCTGAACAGGCTAAGCTTGTAGAAGACCATATCGCACTCGCAAGAAGTATTGCTAGGAAGATGACTCCTAAGGTTTCCCAAAACTTACTATCTTATGAAGATGTAGAGTCAATAGGATATCTAGCTTTATGTGTAGCCGCTATATCGTTTGACCCAACTAAGGGCTTTGCATTTAGTACTTATGCTACTAGTGTAGTTAGAGCTGAGATTATTAAAGCTAACCGTAAAGGCTTTTCAAGTGTATCTATTAGTGAGAGTTTACATATCACTATTTGGAACATTAACAAAGCGGTCAACAATGGCATTCCAGAGACCGTAGAAGCCCTCTCAGAGGCTCTTAATGAACGACCTAGTAAGATTAGGCAGGCACTAGATCTAAAGGATTCTACAATAGGTTCAACAGATACTTATGTAAATATTCCTGAGCACTATTCATCGTTTATAGATGGTATAAAAGATACGGACGCACCAGTTGAAGAACAAGTGATGGATAATATCGCTGGGGAAGAAGTTCGTGCAGCAGTAAGAATGTTACCACCTAACTTCAGAGAGCTTATCGGGTATCGTTTCGGATTTATCACTGGTGAGCCAATGTTATCCGAAGAGGTTAGAGAACTAATAGATGTTGATGTAGATACTTATAGCAATATGGAATCAGCTGCTATGGAATATCTAGAAGCAATACTAAGAGGCTACAAAAAATAGTTAAAAAAATATTGGAAACTTTGGAAAAGGTTGCCGATATATATAATATAACAACCGAGGGTGGCAGCCCTCCTTAACAATAGGAAAGAGAATAAAATGAATCTAAAAGATTGGAACAAGCTAGAACTAGAACCAGCAGAGCTTGGTTTATGTGTATCGCTATTCAACGAAAAGAACAAAGCAGCAACAGAACAAGAAGCAGACCGTTATGAGGTCCTATTCATTGAGGGTATTATACAGCTAGCAAAGAAGTACAATGCTCAACCACACGCAGTACTAAACATCGTAACAGAAGAGCTAAAGAAGGGAGAAAACAACTAATGCAAATCATACGAGCACCAAGACCAGAGACTGGTTACACTACTATCCGTAATGATGTCCTTAGAGACACCAAACTATCATTCAGAGCTCGTGGGGTACTATCCTACTTGCTATCACACACTGACAACTGGAGAACAGATGCAGAGTCTATGGCAGCTGTTGCAGCCGAGGGTCGCCAGGCAATCCAGACAGCTATGAAGGAACTAAAAGCAGCTGGTTATGTAGAGACTCGTAAGTCTCAGGACGCACTTGGTCATTGGATAACTACAACTATCGTTTATGATACTCCTGTAGATCTAAGAAACGCTAAGGCAGCTGTTAACTCTCGTAAAGGTAAGAAAGAGCGTGTAGACAACGCTTCTCACACTGCTAGCGAGATTGTAGCTAACGCTTGGGAACCTAACTCTAAGAACAATGTACAAGCACCAGTAGCAGTTGTAAAGATTGTTGCTAATGCTCTTCGCAACGGTGTATCAGACCGTAAGATTACTAAGGCTCTTATCACTATCGCAGCAGCGGGTGAGACAGTAACCAACTACCGCCTAAACAAGGTTCTCCAAGGTTATCCAACTAGGGGAACAATAGCGGCAGATGTATCAGTTGACTGGTCTAAGGAAAGTACAGTACTCTAATGACTGACAATGTATCAAAGCGTTTAGACGATATGATATCACAAGAAAGACTAGAAGATATCGCTAGCGGTACGGGTAAGAAAGCTCGTGCCGCTAGGCATCGTCTACGCCGCAAAGTCAATAGCAACAGGGATACCTGCCCACAGGGACACGGATACACAGATGAGAACACTCTGCATAACTCCAGAGGTTCAAGAATGTGCTTAAAGTGTCTAAGAGATAGAAGAGTCTATCCAGACAGAACTTCAACAGGTAAAGACAATATCAACGGTAGAGAAATAATAAAGCTTGACGATATATCGCCGCAATAGACCCCATATCGTCACCTAAGATGCCTCCCAGCTTGCAGACCTCCTGGGAGGCATTACCGTTTTTAGAGGCAACGGGTACAGTAATAATATATAGTAACCCCTCAGGAGAGAAATGTCAATAGAAGCATATGTAGCACAAAAGATGCTTAAAGTATTTACTATACTTATTTTCTTTGGCTCGCTATCAGCACTAATAGCAACACCTTATGAAAGTATCTACATATTGCCATTACTAGTCTCAGGTTATTACTTAACCAAGTAAGGACATCAGAATGAAGAAACCAGTAATAGACAATACGATATACGATGTGCCAGTATCAGCTCTGGTAGAATACCCTGGTAACGCTCGTGTAGGGTCCGTAGAAGCCATAGCAGAGTCTCTGCGAGTAAATGGTCAATATCGCCCTATCGTAGTCCGTAGGGAGACCAGGGAAATCCTTGCAGGCAATCACACTTGGAAAGCTGCTAAACACATCAAATGGGATACTATCAAAGTAACCTATGTAGAAGGACTAACAGACCAACAAGCAAAGCGTATCGTTTTAGCAGATAACCGTTATAACGATATCGCTACATATAATGTTCCAGATCTTACTGCACTATTAGAAGGACTACCTTCTTTAGAGGGTACAGGTTTTGACGATTATGTATTAACTAACTTAGAAGCCGCTTTTACCCCAGCTCCTGAACCAGTGGGAACCTTGGGTAACGGGGAAACCGAAAGACAACCGCAGGTATTAACCTGCCCTAACTGCAACCATGTATGGGAGAAATAACAAATGGCTAGACCAACAAGATTAAATCAAGAAAAGATGGAGAAGATAGCTCAGCTAATATCAGCTGGCAACTTCGCCGAAACAGCAGCACAAGCATCAGGCATTAGTAAAGCAACTTACTATAACTGGTTAGCTCGTGGTAAGGCTGAGAAGGACCGTTTAGAGAAGGAAGATAAGAGCAATCCTAAGGCATCAGAAAAGCCTTATGTAGAGTTTCTGGACACCATAGAAAAAGCAAAAGCGGAGGCAGAAGCTCGTATGATACTAGTTATTAGCAAGGCTGCAAGTGACCCAAAGAGCTGGACAGCGGCTGCTTGGTGGCTAGAACGCGTGTTTCCTCAGAAATATGGTAAGATTACCCGCACGGAAATCTCGGGACCCGATGGTTCACCTATCAAGTCTGAGACTAAGCAAGTAGCGTTATCTGAGGCAGAAATCATCGCTTTAGCTGACGAAATACTAGGATTTAAGCAAAAAACCGACAATAATGAGAAAGTAGAGAACTAATATGACACAGACCCCTAATGATAAAGATATAAAGCTAGAGAATGCTCTGGTAATGTATGGAGATGCTATCAAGCGTCTTAAAGAGCTACCAGATAACTCTGTTGACAGTATTGTTACTGACCCACCTTATGGACTATCAGATAACAAGTATGTTGCAGATACTATTGCTAAATGGATTAACGGCGAGCGAGACTTCATTCCTGACGGTAAGGGATTTATGGGGAAAGCCTGGGACTCCTTTGTTCCCCCTCCTGCTATCTGGGATGAGTGCCTAAGAGTTCTTAAACCAGGCGGTCATTTACTTGCTTTCTTTGGTAGCCGTACACAAGATGTTGGAGCACTCTCTATTCGTCTTGCTGGCTTTGAGATTAGAGACAGTATTAGCTGGGTATATGGTTCAGGTTTCCCTAAGTCGCTTGATATCAGTAAAGCTATAGATAAGAATAATGGAGAGACTGATAGACTTCAACGCTTTACTGCTTTTATGAGAACAACAGGATTAACTGCTAAACAGTTGAATGATTGTACAAACTCAAATATGGGAAGTCATTATATAACAGATAAATCACAGCCTGCTATACCAACAGCTTCATATTGGAAACTTATTCGCTCACTTATCACTATTGAGATTCCTGAATGGGTTGACAAGTTGGTTGACCGTATTGAAGCAGAGCGTGAAGTTATAGATAGTAAGCCAGCTTATGGTATTGGTAATAATGGTGCTGCTTTTAATGGTCACAAAGAAGGTGCTATGGCTATTACTTCTCTTCCTGCTACCGACGCTGCTAAGAAATACGAGGGTTGGGGCACTGCTCTTAAACCTGCTCACGAGCCTATTGTGGTTGCTCGTAAGCCTTTGTCTGAGTCTACTGTGGCGAACAATGTTCTCCAATGGGGAACAGGGGGCTTGAACATAGACGCAAGTAGGATTGGGTTTGCAAGTGAAGAGGACCAAGCATTTTATGACTCAGAGATTAAAAGAAACTATGGTAAAATATATTCTAATGAAGCATGGATAGCTGTTGCTGGTAAAGTTGCAAAACCAAATGGTAGTAAGATTGGTCGTTTCCCTGCTAACTTTATTCTATCGCACACTGAGGACTGTGAGGATACAGGTGAGGTTATTACTGAGACTTATACTAACCATAATGCACCTAAGGGAACATTTGCTGGTGGAGAACCAGATAGGGGTAGCGATACTTCAGAGTATAGGGGACAGACTACTTCTACCCCTGTTTTCAGGTGTGCCGAGGGTTGCCCTGTTGCCGAGTTAGACAAGCAGAGTGGAGTTAGTAAGTCAGTAAGTGCTAATATGGGTGCTGGACTTATTGAAGGTATTGGTGCTAAAGGACTAAGTAAGAATGCTGAAACTTTTGAGTCAGTCCGTGGACATAATGACTCTGGCGGTGCTTCTCGTTTCTTCTATGTAGCCAAGGCTAGCAAGAAAGACAGGAACGAAGGTATGACTGAAACTAATAACTTCCATCCTACTGTTAAGCCTACTCAGTTGATGGAATACCTTATTAAGTTAGTTACCCCAGAAGGCGGGACTGTGTTAGATCCTTTCACTGGTTCTGGCTCTACAGGCAAGGCTGCACTGTTAAACGGTTTTAAGTTTATCGGTTGTGAACTAACAGAAGACTATCTACCTATTATTGAGGGTCGCTTGTCTTGGGCTTCGGCTAATAAAGATAAGTATCAGGCTGATAAGGTAGCGGCTGTTACCAAGGCGAACAAGGTAGCCCAGAATACCCGCTCAAAAGCCACAGGAGGCTCTCTGACGGCATTAGACGCTGCAGAGGTAGCATTACAGCAGATAGCGGCAAAGAAGGCTAATAAGGCAGATAATCAACTACCGTTATTTGACGAGGTGGAAGAGTAATATGAACAAGATAACATTTATAGCTCTAGTTACCTTTACAATGATATCGTGTATCGCTCTTGCACTACTACCTCTTTACATTATGCTAAGAATGATGATACCAGAGATATGGTAAACCAGGAGAACAGGGGAAATGGACATAGTTTACATTAACAAATATGGAACCAATGAAGAGCTACGCTACTCATTAAGGTCTCTAGACAATATCAACCACGATAATGTATTTGTTGTTGGCGGCAAACCAAACTGGTATACAGGTAGTTATATACCAGTCCCATTCAATGGGCATAAATACTCCCACGCAAGAGCTAACCTGCATAAAGTAGTAAAGAGCGATAAGATTAGCGAAGACTTCATCCTAATGAACGATGACTTTTATATCGTCAAACCAATAGGAGATCTTAAAGTATATCACCAAGGACTATTAAAAGACAAGGTAGATACCTACCTATCCTTCGCTCCTAAATCTCATTATACTAAGATGTTAATAGCTACATATGAATACCTGGTAGCCCAGGGGTGCAAGAAACCGTTATGCTACGACCTGCACGTACCAATGGTAATGAATAAACAGAAACTAAAAGAAGCACTAGATACCAACCTACTATGGCGTTCCATATATGGTAACTTAAATAAGATTGGTGGCACTAAAATGGATGATGTTAAAGTATATAGCGATAAAGGTGTAGAGAGAATAAAATACGATTACCTTAACAGTAAGTCACCATTTCTATCAAGCCAAGACAATACATTCCCAATATTAAAAGAGATGCTAAAAGAGCTATACCCGAATCAAAGTAAATATGAAGCAGTAGTTAAAGTCTACAATAGGAAAATAGATATAAGATGATGAAGCCTAAGTATATTACAGCTGTAGCTATGATATCGTTTGATAGCGTGCCAGCAGATGAAGATCTTATGATATCGGTACAGGAAGCTTGGTTCGGTATTACAGGCAGGTTTCATAATATAGACCCTGAGAGTGGAGAGCTAAGCGTTCCTATTATCACTAACGATGATAAGATTGTTTATGCCTACACTATGAAGACCATAGACGGTAGCGAGCTAGAACCGTCTTATATAAGAGATACTTACTAATCAACAGTATAAGTAATAATAGATAATGATAAAGGAGTTATAATGACATTAAAGATTAAATGGGTAGGAAGCCCTAACTTCCGTAGCCAAAGCGGAGTAAAGAAGCAGTTTATCGTTCTACACTGGATGGTAGGCAGCCTAGCTGGAACTGATAGAGTATTCCAAGATGCTAACCGTAAAGTAGCTACTAACTATGGCATTGAGGAGAACAAGGTTCACCAGTATGTTAAAGATGAGGACTATGCGTTTGGTAGCGGTACTACTCACGCTAACAAGTTTGGTATTAGCATTGAGCACGAGGGTGGCTGGATGCAGAAAGACGGTACCCGTAAAGTGCCTACAAGGGGAACCTTGGACACCTCTGCTGAACTATGTGCTAAGATCGCAAGAGAGCACAACCTAGGCAAGTTAAAGCTTGGAGTAAATGTATTCCCACATAATCACTTTGTTGCTACCCAATGCCCTGGTACATTAAATATGAGCTATATCGTAGATAAGGCTAATGAGATTAACGCAGAGCTGGACGCACCTGTTGCACCTGTTGCTCCAGCTCCTAAGCCTATCGTTCTAACTAATCCTGCACAGTACCACATCGTACAGCCTGGAGAGTTCTTATCTCGTATCGCTGCTAAATATAAGATTAGTTTAGAAGAGCTAGTTAAGAAGAATAACATCAAGAATGTTAACCTGGTATTCCCTGGTCAAAAGCTTCTTATTAAAGATGCTGTTACTGTCAGCAAACCAGTTCAGAAACCAGCTCCTGCAGCTCCTGTAAGCCCTGTACAGCCTCCAAAGGTAGAAGCACCTAAGCCAGCAGCTAAGCCTGTTGTAGAGGCTCCTAAGACCTATACAGTAAAGCCTAATGATAACCTTACTAACATCGCTAGAGCACACAAGACTACTATCGCAGTACTAAAGAAGCTAAACGGTATTAAGAACGCTAACCTTATTCAGGTTGGTCAAGTTATTAAACTGCCGTAATGCAGTAACGCATATATAACTCCTTATATAGCAGAGAGCCTTCCTTCGGGAAGGTTTTTCTGTTTCTCAGCCAGTTACAAAATAGTTTGCTAGAAATCTAAAAGCTAGCCGATATATATATTGTGGTTGGCAGACCACCTAAACAGAAGAGGTAAAAATGAGTACAACAGGTATAACAGCGATAGCTGCTTTAGCCTTGATTGGTGCTGCGGCTATCCTGGGACCCCAGGCAATCCAAGACGCAGAACTATCAGTAGCAAACTATGAACTACCAACATTAGAGACTATCAAGAAAGCTTATGGTATTAGCGACCTTGTATGGGACTGTGCAGCGGACGCACTTTCTGGTAAAGATGTTGATGGTTTAGTAACATTTATTGAGAGTGAAGTACCAACTGCTGGAACCCCAGAAGAGACTCCACTTGCAGGACAGTTAAAAGCTTGTGTCTACCAAGACCCATTTGGTTGGCACGGTACAGAGAACGAATGGGCGATTGAACTACTAAATACAGAGGAGTGGAAGTAATGTTAGTCAATATAAATAACTGGTTAGAATATAAGTTATATTTTGCCGAAACTTATACAGAAAAAGCCTTTGCTATAATGGAAGTTAGAGATAAAGTAACAAAAGAAAAAGTCGCTACAGTAAGTAAGCAAACAGTTAAGCCAGTATCTGTTAATGAACAGACAAGAAAGGCTCAGTTATTAAAAGAGTTTAAGTTATTATCTGAACTTTTAACACCAGAAGATTATAATAACATAGCAAAATATGAGGATGCCGAATGGGTATTAACTCATAGAGTTATGTATGTTCTAACACAAGAAAAACTACAAGAACTAGAAGAGGAGCTAAACTAATGTATACTAAAACCTTATCTAAAGATATGACTGTGTCAGTTTATGTAGAGAACCCAGAAGTAAGAGACTACACAACTCTATTGCTATATGTAGAGTGGAGAGACAGTGTAACTAACCGTGTTATCGCTGGTAAGTCTATGTATGCACTTAATCAGCCTGGAACCCTGTTACCCGATAGGTTCGCCAGGAATGCCGAGGAGCTTATCAAGGTAGCTTATGCTACATTAGATGGAGACCTAAGTGCAGAGATAGATGCTTATATGACACCATCAGGTGCAAATGATATGAGAACAATGATTAAAACGGACGCACTTTTTATGCTATCCGAAGAAGAAATGCAAGATCTAGAAGAGGAGCTTTACAATGCTTAATGATATCATTATCAACATCATCGCTGGTATCATAGGTTTTACAGTAGTAACTCCTATCCTAATAGCATATGTCTACTTTGGTGGACATAACTATCTTGCTAAGAAACTTAGGAAATCTTTTGACATTCAATACAATGGAGAACAGTTTCCGACCATTACAAAAAGAGTTCGTTAGATATAATATATAACCGAGGGTGGCAGCCCTCCTAATCAGAAGGAAAGAGAAATATGAGAAAGTCAGTAAAAGCAGAAAAGACCAAGAACGGTCGTATGATTCTAAGAAGCCTAGATGGACAGCTAGCAGGTTCATTACCAGGTGCTCCAACTATTACA